GCTGTAGCATTAAGTACAAAAGTTAAAGTTGTTGCGCTAGCTTTAGTAACATTGTCATATGCAATATGCAATCTATTTTGCTCTGACCAAATTACTTGATCTGAGGTCATAGGCATTTCTGCTCCTACCATACGTAAGAATCCAGAAAGAGTTCGGTTTCCATATCGCTCTACTTCTTGTTCGTAGATTTCAGGAAGATATTGTGCGGCAAAATCTGAAAAGTCATCACCAGCTTTATCTGTAAATTGCAGATAATTTGTAGACAGAACTTGTTGTTTCTGACTAGGTTTAATTGTCCCAAACGAGGGTACTACATTACTCATGTTTTAAATTTTAAGTGTTAAATTTTTTTGTTCTAATTTTAAGTTTTGAAGAATCTAAACCGCTAATAGCTTTTACTTTTAAACCATTAACAAATACATCGCCTGGAGCTGTTTGCCTTGGTTCAGTAGTAATGTTTTTAGTTTTTGCAACTTGTTCTTTAATAGCATCGGCACGGCCTTGCTCATAGAAGTGTGTTGCCATAGTATCGGCGTTTCGCGCAGCGTAAATTGCTTTGTGATAACCAGCAGGATCTTTCATTTGACCATTTTTGTCCAGGAACGTCCCGACAAAGTCTGTAAGATCTTTTTGGCTTTCTGCTATTGAGTTTGGATCTTTAACTCCATACCTAACTTTTTTATCTCCTAATTTAAAATCAAAACCTTTGAAATCATTAGAAAAATAATTTTTAGTAGTATTTATAAATCCTTCTCGAACAGCTTCATTACGCTTTTGTTCTTCATTGTATCGATTGAAAAAGTCCATTGCTTTTTGTTGCTCTTGAGTAACACCAGGTCGTAATTTAATTTCCTCGTAATACTTACTTTTTGTTTGCTCTAAAAAGTTTTTGGCTTTTGCAACTTCTTCTTTATATGCAATTTTTTTCTTGCGTATGTCTTTATCATCATCAATTTCTTCATCCCATGTAAAATCTTCTAATAATAGATTAACATCTTCCGCGTCTAGATGAGGTTTGTTTTGTTTATAATATTCTCTTAATAATGTATTGTTATCTACATTTGAATAATCTGCATTTAATCTAGCATAGTCTTGCACTGTTCCTCCAGTTTCTTCCATAAACTTTATAAGTTTATCTACTCCTTCGGGTAATTCTTGTGCTTCTGCTTTCTGTAATATTTCTTTTTGTTCCGATGTGGCAGCGGTAATTTCATCGCTTCTATCCACTCTTTTCTCTTCAGAACTATTTTCTTCATCTTCAATAATTTGTATTGGAGAATCTTCTACTGCTTTTTCTTCAGTTTTTTCGGAAGTGGTTTGTTCTTCGGCGTTTCCTTTTCCCACCTCTTTGCCATCTCCGGATGATTCATGTACATCCACTTTCTCTGTGCTTGGCTCTTGAACGGCATCTTTTGTTTCTTCTTTTTTTGGTTCTACAGGTGGCTTTGAAAGATCTACTTTTATAATATCTTCGTTACCGGCTAATTTTTTTGGGGTTCTTTTTTTAATTTTAAAGTCCCCTTCTTGTTTTACTTCTGTTGACATAATATAATAATATAAAATTAATTAATAAACTTTACCTTGGCTCAAATTGTTCTAAGCCAAAGCCACTTAAATTATCATTACCTGCAGATTCAAAATCTTTAGGTAATAAATCATTTTTTCTTTGGTCGATTAGTTCAGATTGTTGTGTACCTTGTATTCTTACACGTTTATCTTTCCTATCTTCTATTTCCTGTTCTTTTCTAGTAGTTGCAGCAGCTTGTATTTCAGCTAATTGCATATTATAATTAAATTCTTCAGCCATTAATTGTTTCTTAATTAATGCTTCTTGTTCCATTCTGGCTATTTCAAAATCTGATTTAGCTTTTTCAATTTGTACTTTTGTTTCTGCTAATGCTTGTTGCTTTTGTACTTCGGCAAGTGCCGCAGCCTCTGATGCTTGAGCGTTTGCCTGCGCTTGCGCTTGTATATTAGCTTGATTGGCTTGCTGGTCTCTTGCTGCTTTTTCTTTTCTTTTTAATTTTAATAATTGATTAGCTAATTTTAAATTTGATATTTGGCGTACATCAATAGCATCGTCTAAATCAATTCCACCTGATTGTAAAGCAACTTGTATATTTTGTTCAAGCTTAGCTTTTTCTTCTTCGTCCGGTTCTAATTCTAAAAATATACCAAAGTCATGCATTGCTACTTTTTCCATTTCTTCAAGCGTATTTACATTAAATGTATTTATACTATTAAGTAAAGCATCTTTTGTTAATGGAAATTGTAAGGCATCATTTGCTCTTAAACTTATATTCTCAGCTGTTTTAATTGTAATATACATTAAAGCTTTTAAAATATGCCTTGTAGCTACATTTGAATTTGCTGCGGCCATTTTTTGCAAACCAACCAAAGCATTTTTATCTGGTGTACTTCCGTCAACAGCCTCATTTAATCCCGTAACATCTCTTATCATTTGTAAATAATATTGATAAGTAGATATTAACGATTGTATTTTAGCCATTCCACTAGAAGATTGTAACTCTTGTATAGGCACTTTACCCCTATTTAAATCACCATCTTGGGTTAATGATCTTCCAACAATGCTACCTGTTTGAAAATACATGTTTAATGCTTCGGCTGGATTATAATTAGTACCATTGCCTAAATCAACTTCTGCAAGACCGTCCATGTCTAAGTAAACTCCATCAGGAACAACTCTAGACAATACTTGTTGAAGTTTTAAATGTGTAAGTTGAATCATATCTGCAAAGCTTGTAATTCTACTTACTATAGAATCTACTCTTCCTTTGTACATTCTAGGTGCACAAATAGAATAATTCATATTTACTTTAGTTACATCTGAAGAAGGGCGCGTCATGTTTTCTGCTAAACTCCAATCAAGAAGTTTATTTAAGCCAAGTACTTTAGCCCCTGTATATAATACCTCTATGCTTCTTGAAACTTTGCTAAAATTGTTATTTTCTGGAGGATTAAAACTATCATCTTTTTCTAATATTTTTTCTAATCCTTGATCAGTATTTTTTAATTTAAATACTTGATTTGTATAAGTTTTATATTCAAAAAACAATACAGATATTAAATTATTATCGTCTTGTGCTTTGTAATTTCTTGTATAATTACTATAATTACTAGGCCCTTTATATTTTTGTATTTCTTCTAAATCTTCATCTGTAAGCTGAGGATATAATCTTTTTACTTCTGATAAACTTAAATTTTTAACTTCACCTACATAATATATATCGTCAAAATTTGGATCTTCTGTATAAGAATATACAACATTTGCGGGATCTACATAATCTACTGTGATTCCTTCAGATAAATTAAAATTAGTTTTAGATATACCAATTCCTAAAACAGCTAAATCATAAGCAATTCTGCGCTGTATTTCATCATATTTATTGAAAGAAAAAACATTTTTAATAATTTCTTCTTCAGCAATTTCAACACTTTGTTTATAATTTAATTGTAAATAAAGATCTAACTCATCTCTTGATGCTGGAAGTTTTTCAGGTTGCGCTGAAGCATAAAAGTTTTGCCCAGTAGCCGCGTTCATTTGCTCAATATATTCTTTGTTAATTATATCTCGCATTGCGTTAAAAGCAAAATCAGTTCTTTCTTTCAATGCAAATGGGTCAGTAGCAAAAGATTTTATTTCATAACCTTTATCAGTCATACCATTAACTACAATATCTACAAACTTAGGTATTACAGGAACTATTTTCCAATCTAAATTTAAATAAGACAAATCACCATTAATAGATAATTCGTCTTTATATTTTTGTACAGGTTGTTCACCTCTAGCATACAATCTTAATCTATGATAGTTTTGAAAGTTTTGTAAATACCTATCACCTCCGATGTCTTGTCTAAACCATTCGTTTTCTATAGCCCGCCCTACCTGGATACCATAGTCATAACTATTCTTTACTGAATCAGGTACTACCTGATCTGGGAATGAACTGTTATAGTTAGTATTAATCATGTATTTAAATTATTTTTGATGTAACTCCATCATTATTATATCTTCTTATTCCTAAATTTACCGGTTGAAATGTTCTTTTAGCTACCGGAGCATATTTGTTTTTGTTGCAAGCCATTATAGCTAGACCAGAACTTATGGATGCATCGTGTTTTGTTCTGTTATTAAGATTAAATTTAGACCAGTCATTTAATGTGCGCGTAAAATATAAATCGCCATATGTTTCACCATTAAAACCTACATGAGCGTCAATATATGATTCTATAGCAGCTGCATGAGCTTGTTTCATATCTTCACTTGAATTGGGCACACCACCTATTTCTCTTTCTGTAATTGATAGTTTATTATAAACTTTATCTGGTCGATTCATAGAATAACCCCTATATCCTCTTCTTTTTAAATAATATAATAATCTAGGCTTATTATTTTCTGCTAATAAAGGCATTCCATAAAACACTAAAGCCATTAATACATCCTCAAAAAATATTTCCGCATTATCAGGCCTTGAAATATATTCTAAAAAGAAATGGTTGGGCGGTATATCTTCCATTGTAAATTTTGTAAGCCCATGCAAAGATCCTTTCGACCCGCGTCCATCTACCGTGCCTGATATATCATAACTATCACAGCCAAATGCTCCGCAATGCTCATTAGCAGGGTATCTTAAATTACCTTTAGATATAGATCGATTCTGCATACTTTGAGGAGGAATCCATGAAATAAAAAATCTTCCGTTGTTATTAGGTTGAAACTCAACTAATGAATCTTTTATTCCACCTTGCCATTGGAAATTACCTTGAGTTATAAGGCCGGTATATTTTGTTTCTTCAATATAGTCTATTTGCTCGTATATCTTAGTCAGATTAAATAAAGATTGTTTTGTTTCATCTCTAAACGCATGCTGTGTAGTACGAGGAAATTGTCTATAAAATTCGTTTAAAGCATCTTGATCTTTTTTTAATCCATCAACTTCATTAATCCAATAATCAATTACACCTATATCTATTTGTGTTCCATCAATACTTTGGATTGGTTTTTCCGGTGTATCGAATACAGGTAATCCAAACATATCAATGAATCCTTCGTAATTCCATTCCATAGGTATGAACAAAGAATATAATCCTGAGCTAGTCTGTCCATTGCGGTTTCTTTTAGTAACATCTGATCCTTCATATAGTTTTTTAAAGTTTTCGCCTCCTTTGTCTAAAGCATTAGATGTGGAACCCATCATACATTTTCCGACTATCCTGCTACCTAGCCTTAATGTTGTTTTTGTTACTCTCCAGTTATTAATTATATTATCTGGTCTTTCCCATTTACCAGATTCATCGTGAACTAAAAGTTTTAACTTTTCTCCATCGTATGAATTATCGCCTGTATTTTTCCAGTCGATTGTAGTGTCAAGCCCTTCAATATCCGCTAATTGTTCGCCTACTTCTATCTTGCGTCGAGTTAATTTAGAGGCGGGTACTCGGTAAGCAAGCTCTGTTTTGGGGCGATCCATACCGTCTTGAACGGGCTTGAAGAAGAAAGGATAGTTGGTTGATATTGGAACGACTTTATCTGTAAACATTTTTTTGGCATCAGCCCCAGTTTTTGATAAAATTCCAAATCTTGCGTCGCTTGATATTGTAGCTTGGTTGACAGTTTCGTTCGATGCCATGAAGCTAAAGCCAGACCGTCTGTTTTTGAGATAGCATATTCCGTAACATCTATTGTCTGCTTTACATGCTTCCCAGAAAATGTAGAATAACCTATTTGATTCTCTAAATTCAGCGGCCCCAACGTCAATCTTAGTCCATTGCAAGTACATGTAATGAGTACCAGTAATGTAAGTTTCGTTGCCGTTATTATAAAACGCAAAGCCTTCTTCTCTATATTTAAATTCATTATCTATATAATCGTACCATTGTTCTTTAAAATTGTCCGGATAATTATTCCATTCAAATACGCTTTTTATTTTACTTAATTCTTTAGGATAATCAAATTTCTGCCAATATTGTTCAGCTTTTTTATTTGATCTTTTAAAGCATTTATGTATTAATGGTAGACCTATTTTTAAGCCTTGAATATTATATACTTCCCCGAGCTCACCTGTTTTACTTATAACTACTAAGTCGTGCTCTTTATTATATCCGTATTCCCAGCTTTTTTGTTTATTTTTTTTCTTTAATATATTGGGCTTTACATAATCAGGTATAACTGAATACAATGTTTGCTTATACATTATTTCGATCTTGTTTCAGCAAAACCTCCAAAAGTTTTTTGATTAGCAGATTTATCTTCTAATAACTTTTCTTCAGTTTCTATTCTAGTAAGTATTTCAAATGCATCAAATATTGCTAACTTTTTTG